GGTTCCAATTCTATCTTTTTCAACGCCACAAGTTATTGCAACCTCACCCGTTTCGGTAACTTGTGACACTGCGATGGAACTAATGGATATCGTTAAAAACGACGATATAGTACCACAAAAGATAGAGGACCGATTGTTATTAGAACTCCGAAAGGATTTCATTGCGAGGTGTAGATAGGACGGAAGTAAGTTGACGCGGAACGGATCGTTCATTCGCTATTCGCAAATAGCGAACGCAAACGCCGACTGAAGGAACGCTCTTTAACCTAAAAAACTAAGGAGAAAACCTAATGTCTAAAGCAGTTTATCGCGGTATTGAATATGATACTCAAAAGCGTCTTGAGTATCAACAGCAAATGATGCAACAACCCCAACAATACAACGAAACCTATCGTGGTATTAAGTTTGTAAAGGAGGGACACAAGTGATGAAAAAACTCAACTTCCTACAACTCATTAAAGAACAAAAGCAAAAAGAAGAGAGACGTAAAAAAGCGTCTATTGCTACTTTGGTAGCGGCAAAATAATATGAAGGGGGACTTGACTCCCCCTCTTTTTTTATGTAAAATGAATGAAGAGAACTATAAGGTATGGACAGAGAAAAACTAAAACTTATTGTTCGTAATTTAGAATTGCTTGTAGATTCTTTAAAAGCGGAAATTTATTCCGATGTTTCTGCTTATTCATATGAAGAACCTAAAAGAAAAACCAGACCTGTTTTGGATTACGATGAAATTTTTGAGGATTCCGATTTAGATGACTAAAAGAGCAAAAAAATTAGTAAAGTTGCTAGAAAGATTGACTAGGCAAGATTATCTTTATACTGATGATCAACTTAAAGAGATGAAAGCACAGTTGCGAGTTGTAAAAGAAGAACTTGCAGAAATCGAAGCAAAAACATCAAAAGGATTTGGAAAGAAATGACAGTAAAACTGATTAGTGTAACTCCTGATGCAGAGAAAACGATGGCGTATATTGCCCGTGTCTCTAATCCAGCAAATCAGGAAAATGATAATTATGCTGGACTCTTGCGTTATTGTATCAAGCATAATCATTGGAGTGTGTTTGAACAATCAACAATGACACTTGAGATTGAAACAACTCGCGGTATTGCTGCTCAAATCCTTCGTCATAGGTCATTCACATTTCAGGAGTTTTCTCAGCGTTATGCCGATGCAAGTCTTCTTGGAGATGAGATTCCTCTTCCAGAACTTCGTCGGCAGGATACAAAGAATCGCCAGAACTCGATTGATGATCTTCCTACAGATCTTAAGATTCATTTGTATGCCAAGATTCAAGATCATTTTGACGCTGCTCAGGAACTCTACAAGGAACTTTTAGATGCTGAGGTGGCAAAGGAGTGTGCTCGCTTTGTACTGCCCTTGGCAACGCCCACACGCATCTATATGACGGGTTCTTGCCGTTCGTGGATCCATTATATCAATCTTCGTTCTGCAAATGGAACTCAAAAAGAACACATGGATATTGCTCTTGCGTGTAAGAAAGTATTTACCGAACAATTTCCATCAGTGTCCGAAGCTCTTGAATGGGTCTAAATAAATTATCCGAATTGAAAGAGTTATGCCTACATATCCTGTAAAAAATTTGAAAACTGGTGAAGAAAAAGAATTAGAAATGTCGATTTCCGATTATACTCAATGGAGAAAAGATAATCCAGATTGGGATAAAGATTGGGGTAAAGGATGTGCTTCCCCAGGAGAAGTTGGAGATTGGCAAAATAAACTTATTTCCAGAAATCCAGGGTGGAATGACGTTCTTGGACGTGCTGCTAAAATGCCTGGTTCAAACGTTAAAAAACTTTAAAAAATCTAAAAATGGTCAACTATACTTGGTCAATTACAAAATTAGATACGGTTCCTACCTATAATAATCTATCTAATGTAGTTAGAAATATATACTGGAATTTATTAGCAACTAAAGAATATCAGGGTACATCTTATTCTACGAGTTGTGGAGGATATATCACTGTTGATTTTCCATCAGAACAAAATTTTGTTCCATATAATCAACTAACTTCTGAAACAACTTTAGATTGGGTTAAATCCTTCTTAGGTCTGGCACAAGTTTCTTCCTTAGAAGAAAGTTTAAGTGTAAGATTAGATGATACGATAGATTTAATTAATAATCCTCCATATGTTAATTTGCCACTTCCTTGGGAATCAACCTGAGGATTAATCAACTCTTAAACTTCAAATATGACAAGAAAAAGAAGGACGAACGACCAACCAATTGGCGTTGGTTTGACAACCCGTCAGATGAAGCGTAGAAAACCATTAAGTTCTGATTATCTAGTTGATATAGAACCTCTTACAGAGAATCAAAAAAAATTATTTGAATCATACTCAAATAATAAACATCTTGTTGCTTATGGTTGTGCTGGTACAGGTAAAACTTTTATTACTCTCTATAATGCACTTCAGGATGTTTTAGATGAAAGAACTCCCTATGAAAGAATTTATCTTGTTCGTTCGTTAGTTGCTACAAGAGAAATTGGATTTCTTCCAGGATCTCATGAAGATAAGGCAGATATTTACCAAATTCCTTATAAGAATATGGTAAAGTATATGTTCCAGATGCCTTCAGATGCAGACTTTGAAATGCTTTATGGAAATCTAAAGCAGCAAGAAACTATTAAGTTCTGGAGTACTTCATTCCTTCGTGGAACAACTCTTGATAATGCGATTGTAATTGTTGATGAATTCCAAAATCTTAATTTCCACGAATTAGATTCGATTATTACTCGCGTTGGTGAAAACACTAAGATCTGTTTCTGTGGAGATGGAACACAATCAGATCTTGTGAAATCAAATGAACGTAATGGTATTGTGGACTTTATGACAGTGTTGCGTAAAATGCCATCTTTTGATATAATTGAGTTTGGAGTCGATGATATTGTTCGTTCTGGACTTGTCAAAGAATATATTCTAGCAAAAATGGAAGCAGGATTTTAATGTTTGATCATATTGATTTGAATCTCCCTCAACTTGAGAGAGAAACTATAGATGGCGTTCGTTATTATAAAGTTCCAGATGAAGAAGAACTGCTTAGGTTAGTTTCTATTACTTCTGTAACCAGTTATAAAAATCGCCAGTTCTTTGCGAACTGGCGTAAAAAGGTTGGAGAAGAAGAAGCAGATAAGATTACACGACAGGCAACAAGTCGTGGAACTGATATGCATAGTCTTGTAGAGCATCATCTTAAAAATGAAAATCTACCTGAAGTTCAACCTCTATCAAACTTTCTATTTAAAATTGCGAAGAAAGATTTAAATCGTATAAATAATATTCATGCTCTTGAAGGTTCGCTTTACAGCAAACAATTAGGAATTGCTGGAACCGTAGATTGTATTGCGGAGTTTGACGGCGAATTAGCGATAATCGACTTTAAAACATCTAAGAAACCAAAACCACGCGAGTGGATCGAACATTATTTTGTTCAGTGTATGGCATACGGTTGTATGTTATACGAACTGACAGGAATTCCTGTTAAAAAACTTGTAATCATTATGGCTTGCGAAAATGGAGAATGCGTCGTCTATGAAGAATATGACAAATCAAAATACATCAAACTTCTCACAGAATACATTAGAGAGTTTGTTAGAGATAAACTGGAACAGTATGGAACAGAATAAAGAACTAGAACAGGCAATAGAAAGTAAGTTTTTAACGCCATCTAAATTTTCTTTAGAGATAGAGAATATTGTGGTAACCGAAAATATGAATTATATTGATGCAATTTGCCATTATTGCGAATTGAATAACCTTGAAGTAGAATCAGTTACTAAACTTATTTCAAAACCTCTAAAAGAAAGATTGAAATGGGATGCTACTCGTCTTAATTTTATGAAAAAAACTTCCTGTGCTCGTTTGCCTATCTGATGTCACCATTTGAATGTTATACACATTATTTGGGTTTGAAGAATCACTTTACAAATCCCAAATATGATTATTTTAAGTATCATAAAAAAACTAGAGCTTCAATAACTTCATTTAATAAAAGAAAAGATCGTTATTTTTTTGAACGCACTTCTCGCAAATATTCAGATAAAGAAATTGTAGATTTTTTAGTATCAAATTTTGTAGCAGTAGACACACCTGGTAACTTATGGATTGGCGAAATTATCAATTCTGGAGAAAGAATTTACGCAGAGTGGATGCGAAGACAGCAGAGTTTGACATACTTGTTCAAGGAGCAATCAGCAGAATTGTTCTCTCAGACAAAATTAGACGATGCTTTGAGTTGTATCAAGGGTCATCCAGTAATACTCAAAAAGTATCTAAGCGGAAGTCTATACTTAGAAAACTTAGTCATTTACGACAAAATCTTAAATTTTTCAAAAGATTTTGATAAGAAACTTTTAGATCCAATTTGGGAAACTGTAAGTTTAAAAATTCACAAATACAAACCATTCATAAATATTGATGTGTTTCAATATAAAAAACTTTTGAGAGATATTGTTTATGAGTAATTTTTTTGATTCCGATATTATTCAAGAGGAATTGAATGAAATTCAAGAACTTCAGAATAAAATTTTAGATTTACCTTTATACAATCTGTTGAACTCTCGTGATCAAAGATTGAAGCACATCGATACATTGAGTTGCTTGCTAGAAAAGCAACGAATCATGTATACTCGACTGTCTCTGTCTGATGACCCTAAAGCAATTCAGATGAGAGAGAATATTCATACGTCAATGACTATGTTGGGATACCCATCAAACATTGACATGAATACTGTTTTTAGTAACATATCTAAGACCATCGATTACCTCAAGAGGACGCTTGACTTCTGAGCGAGTCTCTGGTATGATATCCAAGTAATCCAAACAAATCCAATTAATCCAAAAAAATCTTATGTCTAACTTTGCAAATCTTAAAAAGCAATCCAAACTTGGTTCTCTCACCGAAAAACTGGTGAAAGAAGTTGAGAAAATGAATAATTCTAATAGTACAACTGATGATCGTGTATGGAAACTATCCTGTGATAAATCCGGTAATGGATATGCAGTCATCCGCTTTCTTCCTACCCCAGATGGTGAGGATCTACCATTTGTGAAAGTCTATTCTCATGGATTCCAAGGTCCTGGTGGATGGTATCTAGAACTAAGTCGAACTACTATCGGTGAGAAAGATCCTCTAGGTGAGTATAATACACAACTTTGGAATAACGGTACTGATGCAGGTAAAGAGCAGGCAAGAAAGCAAAAGCGTAAACTAACTTATATTTCTAATATTTACGTTGTCAAAGATCCAGCAAATCCTGAAAATGAAGGTAAGAACTTTATTTTCAAGTATGGTAAGAAAATCTTCGATAAGATCACTGCTGCAATGCAACCAGAGTTTGAAGATGAAGAGGCTATTGATCCATTTGATTTCTGGACTGGTGCTAATTTCAAACTGAAAGCAAAGAATGTTGCTGGATATCGTAACTATGATTCAAGTGAATTCGCAGCACCATCAGCACTATTTGATGACGATGATGCACTTGAAGCACTCTGGAAGAAAGAATATTCTCTTCAGGAATTTGTTACTCCAGATAAGTTCAAGTCTTATGATGAACTAAAACGTCGTCTAGATCTTGTTCTTGGTACTAAGACTTCTAATCGTATTGATGAAGAAGTTGAAGATGAGGAAAACTACCGTGGTCCTACTCGTGAACTAGAATCTGAACTTCGTAATGAACTTAGCAATCTCAGTCCTTCAAGTTCCTATTCTGATGATGACGACGATGATTCAGATCTCTCATACTTCAAAAAACTAGCACTAGACGATTGATTAGAAACCCAACGCTCTAGTATTCTCAGTTCGAATTAATTTATCATTTACATACTGCGATGACTCACTATAGGTCATCGCTTTTTTAGTGTCTGTCAATACTTGTTGTAAGTATCTTGGTTTAAGAACGTAAATACTTCTCTTTTCATTGTTCTTTTGAATTTCATATTCATAATTGCTAATTCCAATTACAGGATTCGGAATGTTATAAACATCCACTCCGAGTGAAAGATCATTAGTGTAGACTTTACCATCATCGAAATACGAGATTTTAAAATCTGCATCTACGACTTTTCCTGCAGGTAAAATTAAACGATTTTGAGAATCTCTAATTTCAATAGTCTCATAGTGATGTATTGAATTTATATCTGCACCATAAAGTTCTTCAGAGTAATCATAAATCTGTCTATCTGAAAGAGGCCACTGATCTCTAACTCTAGTGATTCCAGCAGTGATTAAAACCACCCAATCATATTGACTACTACCATAAAGTTCTTCTGCAACTAAGTCTGGTCTTGTTCCATCAGATATTTGATACTTTTCAAAAATAGTAAAGACATTATTTAAATCATCTCTAAGTTTAACTCTACGAAATAAATTCTTTACTAAAAGATATTCATCTGAAGATTTTTTATCACTTAGAAATGATTGATATTCTAAATTTTGTAGTTCTCTAAAGTAGTACATTAGTATCCTGTTCCTGGAAGTTTGAATTGATTAATATCATCTCCATCCAAATAATCCTCACGATAAATTGGAGAAAGTTCTTGGAACTGTAAGGTTAATCTCATGTGAACTGGAGTAGCATCAGAATAAGATGCATATTGACCAGATCCATTATAATCAACATTCATTTGAACCAGAGCAGAGGGTTTAAATGTGTGTAGAAATGGATGTAATTCTCCTCCACTCATATACTCCAATTTAAATACATCTGGTGCCCCAACAAAAAGTCCTCCACCTGAAATATCTGTTCTGCCTTTTTTAGGAGTCATATGAACCTTAAAGGTTCGAATGATTTTTTTAATTCTTTCGGATTCCTCTCTTGATCTAGGAACTAAATCAAATGTAAAATTAAATGCAGGTCTCATGTTTACACCATTGAATAACAACTCAACATTCTGATTGAATGCTTGACCCGTTGCTCTAGAAACTATTTGAGTGATGTCACCTTGACCCATTACCGCTTTAATACCGGCAGCAGCAGTACCAGCGGCAAATGATTTTTGACCTTCCCCAGTTTTTATAAGTGATGCAACATTTCCTAAGGCACTCCCAATTGAATTTGCAACACTAGAAAGAAATTGATCACTTAAAACCCCATTATATGCTGCCCTCCCCAATGCAGCAGATGCTGGATCTAATGTCGCACTTCCCCAATCTGCACTACTATTATCTTGAATATTAGAAGGCATTGGAAGAATAATTGTAGCAATGGATGTTTTAATGCTTTCAGATTGTTTTAATACATCTTCTGTAGTTTTAAGTGCAAATGTTCCAGTATTTTGAAAACTCGGAGGTTTGTACTTAATAATCTGTATTTTAAAATAATCATCTTGATTTCCTATTTGCTTAATAGGATATCGCAATATTTCTTGTGATGTATTTTTTTGTGGTGTAGTTGGCGTTCTCTCATTGAGTTTAATATTTTGAGATGCTAACTGATATCCGTCAACCATTTTTTTTAATTATTTATAGTTAGATTCTAACTTTTCTAGCATAAGGTACAGATCTTAGAGTTTGAACTTCTTTAGAGTTTAATTCAAACAAACCACTTAATAATCTATCTCCATCTTTGGTATTATATTGACGATATTTAGTCCAGTGAAAATTGAAAGCAGAGAATCCTCTTGGCAATATATTTTTAATTTTAACCAATGGATGACGATCGTATATGATTCCTGGAGTCACTGCATAATAAATGTACGTATAATACTTACCTGGAACTGGGAATGATCTTTCAGTATCTTTTGCGAGATTCATAATTTCATCCATAAGTTCTTCAGGTGTTTCTGTACCAAAAAGAGATTCTTTAAACTTAATGAATCTATTTGTGGTTGTCCAATTTACTGGATTTTTTGGATTTTTTCTTTTGTAATCACGATCATTTGAGATCAGACTAATTAATTGACTTTTTGTTAGTCTTTCATATCCACTAAGTCTTCCTTGACCAGTTGCCGTTGTGTAATAGATTGAATAATCTACAGCAATTTGTACTAATTCTTCCTTAGTATATTCAGATAATTTTTTCTCGTAACCAGTAAGTTTCATTTTAGTATTTTATATTTAATTCTTTTTCCGTGAGAATTTGAAATTCGTAACCATGATCCGCACACCACTCTCTTGCTGCATCCCATTTTGATTGATTTTTAGCATACATGTAAACCTCATTCAAATATTTTTGAGTTTGTCTTTTAGGTTTTGGTGGAAGTACGGTTTGATTTTTAGGTTTAATTTCAATCATATATTTTTTAATTGTACCATCAGATTCTTTTTTCTTTATAAGAAAATCTGGATAATATCTATGTACTTTACCATCCATTGGTGAGCGATAGGGAATTGATTTTTCCTCAGAAGACCATTCTAAAATTTCATCACTTGTATCACAATACACCATATATTTTCTTTCCCATAAAGATCTGTATATCACATTAACAGGATCTCCTTTATATTTTTGTGGGTTCTTTGGTTTGTATTTACCTTTGTATGACATGACTAAATATTTAAACTAATAAACTCATAATAGGTATTTAGAGTGGCAAAACCACGTAGAATATCAGATATTAAACCTCTATTCACAAATCTTGCTCAGACCACACACTATGAAGTTAAATTTGGTGGATTGCCAACCGAATTAGTGTCATATCTAGGTAGTAAAGGAATTACTTCAAGATTCATTTCTGAAGATGCTGGACTTTTATGTTATAATGGCATCTTACCTACAACTCAATTATCAACTGTTGATGTGTCTGGTAATTATATTGGAATTACAGAAACTTTTGCACACAGAAGACAATTTCAAGATATTAGTTTTGATTTTTATGTTGATAAAAATTATAAAAGTTTAAAGTTCCTTGAACACTGGATGGAATTTATTTCAAGTGGTGCTTCTAATCCAATTGAAGGTAATAATCCTCCGATTAATAGTAACGTTGATGATGGATATTTCATTAGAATGCAATATCCCAAATATTATAAATCAAATAAAACAAAAATTGTAAAATTTGATCGTGATTACAATAAAGAAATTGAATATACATTCATAGGACTTTATCCGTATAATATTGCATCAATTCCAGTTTCATATGCTCAATCCGATGTATTAAAAATGTCTGTGACATTTAAGATTGATCGTTATGTAATCGGAAAGTCATTAAGTCTTGATATTATTCGAAATGAAGACAATAATAAAGATTTCAATCAACCTCAACCTACACAACCTAGACAACCTCAACAATTATTAATACCTAGATCCCCTGGATCAATTCCTTCGAATGGAGTTGAAATGGTTCCGAGTGGTCAACCCCTATATGAATACTTATATGGTAAATCATCTAATAAATAATTCATAACTGATTTTGATTTAAAAATGCCATTACCTAGAGTTGTAACTCCACAGTATACCTTAGTTATTCCTTCACTTAAAAAAGAAATTAAATATAGACCATTTCTTGTAAAAGAAGAGAAAATTCTCATCATTGCACAAGAAAGTGAGGATCCAGAACAAATTGCAAATGCAGTTAAAACTGTAATCAATAACTGTATTTTAACTCGTGGAATCAAAATTGATCAATTAGCAACGTTTGATATAGAATATCTGTTCTTAAATATTCGAGGAAAATCTGTAGGGGAAAGTATTGAATTTTTATGTACTTGCCCAGACGACGAAGAAACCAAAGTTAAGGTCAATATTAATATTGATGAAATTCAAGTTCAAATTGATGAGAATCATTCCAGAGATATCAAGTTAGATGACAATCTTACATTAAGAATGAAGTATCCGTCTGTAAATGATTTCGTTAAGGCAAATTTCATTCAAAATCGGGATCTAAGTATAAATGAAACATTTGATTTAATTATCTCCTGTATTGAGCAAGTTTATAGTGAAAAAGAATCTTGGGCAGCATCAGATTGCACAAGAAAAGAACTTGAAGACTTTATTGAAGAACTAAGTCCTCAAAAGTTTAAAGAAATAGATAAATTCTTTAATACAATGCCAAAACTTTTACATACTTTTAAAGTAAAAAATCCAAAGACTAAGGTTGAAAGTGAAGTTAAACTAGAGGGACTTCAAAGTTTTTTCGGTTGAGTATGATTCATGAAAATCTTGAATCATACTATAAGACAAATTTTTCCTTAATAAATGATTATAAATATTCGTTAGAGGATATTGGCAACCTGATCCCATGGGAAAGAGAGATTATTATTGCGTTGATTAAACAAAGAATCGAAGAAGAAGAGTTAAGAAACAACAATGGCTGAAATAGATCCCGAAAAAGTTGGAAGATCAGGAGTTGATCCAATTACGGGATCTGTTTTATCTAAGGAAGTTAGAGAAGTTTTATTAAAAAAATCCATTGTCAATTCATCTTTAATTAAAAGTGAACTTGCAACTATTGAAAATAAAAGATCCCAAGAGGAATTACAGAATTTAAGATCGATTCAGGGTCAAGAGCAAGCATTACTTGGATTCAATTCCAATATTCAAGATTTAAGACTTGGAATCAATAAACTGGGAACTGGTCTTTCTACAATTGCATTACTTTTACAACAAGATGGCGCAGAAGAAAGAAATCGTATTGAATCTGAGCAAGAAAATCAAAGAAGACTTACTGAAAGACAAATTAGAATTGGAAAAGAAGACAAATTAGAACAACAAATACAAAACTCTATTTTAGAACCAGTTCAAAAATTAGTACCAAAAGTCCAAAATATTTTTGGTGGAATTGGAACTGCTCTTGGATTTTTGTTTGGTGGATGGTTAACAAATCAAGTTGTAAAAGGAATACAGGCATCTGAAGATAATAATACAAATTTATTCAATCAGGTTAAATTAAATATTCTTAAGAATATTGGAATTGCTTTTGGTGGATTATTTGCAATTCGTAAGGGATTTTCTCTTATTACAAATACGATTAAAGGTATAGCATCTGGACTAACAAGATTACTCGTTGTAAAACCATTAGTTGCAGCATCAATATTATTTGGTAATCTTTTAGGTGGTATTCGAAATGCAATACCAGGTTTACCAAATGCTCCAACAAATTCTCCAAGATCACCAATTCCACCTAGTTCTGGTGGTGGATTTTTAAGTCTTATTGGTAAAATGATAACTGGTGCATCAGGAGCGATGAACTTTTTAAATGGTGAGAATATTGATACGATCTTATCTTTATTGACATTTGTGCCAGGTGGAGGAATTTTTAGAGGGATTCGAATTGCATCTGGTACAGTTTTTAGTTTAGATCAAATTGCTGAACTTCTAGGAAGTAATCTAACCGGGGCGGATCCAGAACTATTAAGAAAAAAACGAGAAGAATTAGAAAAGATAAAACGTGAGTCTTCTGGAACTCCTTCAGAATTACCTTCACCTGCAGCAACTTCTATAGCACCTGCAACTGCATCCACAACTCCTAGTAATACACAAAACTTAATCAATAATCAAACTGCGACTCCTCTTCAACAACCTAATATGTCGAGTGTGGGAGTTACTGACTCAATTAGTATTAGTCAACTTCAATCTCAATCTCAACCCGAAAAACCAACTACACCTCTTGCACAAATATCAGTTCCACCTCAAGACGCACAAAAAATTGGACAATTACCTCCACCAAAACCTGAACTAACAATAATTAAAACTGCAAATTCAGTTCAACCACAAGAAACTTCAACATCATCAATTGGATCATTGACAGATGTTCCTTTGATAAACTCTTCAAATCCAGATAATTTTTATGTATTATATTCCCAATTAAGTTATAATGTGGTAATTTAAGATGTCACTAATCTCAGACACTTTTAGAAGATCGTCAAATAGTATTGATAATATCTCTAAATCTTTAGGATTAACGAGAAGAAGTATTTCAAGTGTAAATGATTCAGTTGAAAATATTTCAAAAATCATTTCAACTAATACAAAAAATAAAAGAATCTTAACTGAGAGATCAAATTTATTGATTTCAAGACGAGAAGAGGCGTCAAGAAGGCAAGAATTAGAAGATAAAACAGAATATAGAAAAGTATCCACAAACACTAGAAGTGGATTATCCTTTGCAAATAAGGGTCAAGGTGGACCTTTGAGTCGTTTAATTAGTTTTCTGGGATTTACAACTGCAGGTTGGATTATTGAAAATCTTCCAACTTGGATGTTCATGGGTGAAGAATTTATATCTAGAA